GAAGTGGCCGAAATGATCGCCTGGACTTCGACCGAGGTTCCACCCGTCACTGCAGTCGTAACGATAGCGCGACCGAAAACGTCCTCGCCTTCACCGAGGTCACGAGCTTGCGACAAATCGATAACGTTGGTAGCCAAAACTGTCACACTTGTTCCGGTGACAGTTTGACCAGTGATTGAATTGTCCACCGCACTAATGGACCCTGAAACTAATAAACGCGCATCTTGATACATAACTACTTACCCCCGGATGCTATCTTAAATAAATAAATTTTCATTTTAAAATTCCTGTATACTACACCGAACTTAACGGCAATAAATGGGATCAACATTATGGCAAAACGTTTTAAATCCGACTATGCACCCGAAGAATGGGCAGCATATCTTAAAAAACTCAGACTCAGGCGCTTGGCAAACGTTGACAAAGAACGCGAGCGACTTAGAGAATACAACGCTAGACCGGAAGTAAAAGAACGTCGAAGACTGCACGATGCAAAACACGAGGTTGCCAAGAAACGTCGAGAATATGCCAATTCCAAAAAAGGGAAACAAAAGGCTAAACTGGCATTCCAAGCTTTGAAAAATGACCCTGAGAAATGGAAAAGCCGCCTCGATTACCAACGTCTGAAACGAACGTCTTTCACCAAAGAACTTATCGACTCCCTTATTATTTTTCAAAATAACAAATGTGCAATATGCGAAACTATCTTTGATAATCCAAAAAATATTAAGGCCGATCATGACCATACGACAAACAAACCGCGAGGATTGTTGTGTCATAAGTGCAACATCATCGAAGGGATGATTTGCAAAATGGGATTTACCCCAATGGAATACGCTGATCGGCTCCATAACTATTTATTAAATAATCCGGTTAACTTATTGATTTCTAAATAACTCTAGCCTCAGTGTTCAATATTTGATCCACCTTACGAAGTGGGATACCCTCAAAGGATGCCCACCTCATTGGCGTACCGAATTGATTCGCACCTGCTTCCAGAGCCAACGCATTAACCGATTTTTCCATCGCCAAACGTCGCAGCAAAGAGAACACAGAACGGTTCATATAGAAACAAGGGCGACCCATTCCGAAGTTAGGAATACGGTCAATCGCTCTCAGCATCATGTGAAGAATATTGGTAGCGACTGCGGTAGTTGCCTGGGTGCCGGATAACGCAGCCATTGTTGCCGTATCAATGTTACAAATACGAACCACATAACGCCAATCTTTAACGACCAAACCATTTTTCCATTGGTAATGCGTTTGATAGGCTTTATATGGGTTGTTGTTTGAATCATAAACCGTTAACAAACCGTCGTCGGTAGAAACCAAACCGGCACGCGATCCTTTAGGGAATGGACAGAACACAGTATTTTCGCCCCAAACAACCAAGTAAACCGACGTGTTCGCGGATAACGTGCCGCCTGCGTCAAGGATATTCGCAGCATTCCCTGCACCTGAGATGGTCCCATAGCGACCTGCTAAACCGAGGTATTGACGAGCATCCGTTGCCGGGTTGCCGTATATCATGGTTTTAGCTTGCGTCTGGTTCATAGATTCCATAAACGCAGAATCCTCAGATTGACGGAACGCAGCGGTATTGCCGTTCAAATCCATCAAATCCTTATCGACCGGACTATAGGCTTCCAACATACCGACCGACTCGTCCACTTGCGCGGTAGTCGATTTGGAACGTGGGACACCTTGGTTAATAGAGCGCCAATAGACTGCTGGTAATCCTGTACGGATCGTGACACGGTGGCCGGTCGGCAAGTTGCCTTCCATAAACACAGCATCTTCTAAAATTTCGTTTTGTTGGCTCAATATCTCAGCGATTCGAGTTTCGATCCCGCCGTTTGGCGTGGTTCGTTTTGCCCAATCTGCAAGAGTTAAAGCGCCGTTGGCTAATGTTGCCATGATGACTCCTTAGTTCAAATTTGAGTTAGGGTATAAGAGTTTTGGATCGTTAGTTTTAGTCACTGCGACTTCACCTGTAACAACCGAATCCTCTTTTAACAATAAACCCGCCCGATAAAATGCCCGAATCATATCGGGGTTGTTACCCAGGCCGGTGCTATTGAGTAGCCCCTTAAGTTCTGGCGTTGCAAATGCGTCGATCGCTTTGCTTGCGATTGCCAAATTCTCGTCAAATTTATCACCGCCGAACTCCTTATCGGCTTTAGATTGCGCGGACCATTGTTCGGATACCTTCGCAATCATTTGTTCCTGTGCTTTTTGGTAGAAACCTATTTGCCCCTGCGCTTGTTCTTGAGTCAATCCCAACGACTTGGCCAGTTCTGCATATTCTTTGGCGACTTCCATATCGACCTGAGCACCTTCGGGAAACGTAAACGCTTCGGCAGATACTTCTGCCGGTGCATCTGTTGTTTCCGGTTCAGTGGTTGCCGGTTCCGTTACAGGATCGACGACCGGGGCCGCTGTTTCGGGTGTTACAGGATCGACGACCGGTGCCGCTGCTTCAGGTATTAGAATCGTTTCGCTCATTTTTATCCTTTTCTGTAATCATTTGAATGTAAACATCGGGACAACTATAAAACATTTCGTTTATGTATAGCCCAATCGACCGACGCCCCTCACGGTAGGCCATGATTGATGAATCGCTGTCGAATGTGGACTGATATACGCCACATACTCCCAAGAGACTCGCAACCAATCTGCGACCCTCTTTAGTTGATACAACTGTCTGAAAATCATGCTCGGCTTTTAAACGTTCAAGCTTACGATCTTGTTCGCGCTGTACTAATTCTTCTTCGGTCGGATAGGCGTTTTTCATAATAAAAACTTTACATCAAATTATATAAACCATGCACACGGTTATCGTGTTTGTATCTTTTGGATCGTGTCCGATACCAAGTTACCCGGCGTTGATGATATGTTACCCAAATTATGAGCGGCTTGGCTGGCTTGGAGGATAGCTTCCTGCTTCTGTTGTTGCGCTTGAGCTTGGGAACGCTGCTGACGTATCAAGGCGACTTGTTCCCCAGCAATCATCAATTCGGGATCGACGCCCAACTTATCGCTATAAATCTCTGCCCATTTGTCCTCGTCGAAGTTATCGAGCACGTTCGGCTTGATCGTTGCGAGTTGTCCCATGTTAGTAACAAAGCGATCGATACCAGCGACACTGATCGACTTTTGCGCCTGGGCAAGTATTGACGTGTATTCAACATTTAAGTCATGCCCTTGCAACTCTTGAGGCGGTGGTGGCAATAGCCCACCTGTCAACAATCGCTCGAAAACTGTTTCGACCAATGGATCGAGTAATTCATTGCTTAACCGTTCGATGACTGGTCCGAGCATCAACATTTTTTCCTCGTTACGCGCTGCGACTTCTGTCGCTGTCATTTGACCGTTCGCAGGTTGCGAGGAAATCATCAGGAAAATGTCTTTAAAGAACGCCGAATTGATTCGATGTCGAATATCTTGCTGCGACATTAACAACTCACGAATGTCGAGCTGGACTTCGAAAGCCGTCTTGATTCCCTGTACCGCACTCGACGCGTCATAGTAGTTAATACCGCCGGGAAATATTTCGAGTTCTCGGTTCTTTAAGTAAGAGGGGACTTGTAGCGGAGGGTTAGCTTTGTAGTCGATGGCTTGCATCTTTCTAAATTCCCCCGTCTGCAAGGCTTTAACATCACCGAGGGCATACATGCCCGGACTGGTCCCATAAACGTCAGTACCTGTTATCTTCCATCGTGGCGATACGCAGGGATAGGATTTAAACCCGGATTCCCTCAAATACTTGTCTTGAATGTCGCGTTCGAAATAACAGGACTTCCACGGCATATTTTTTGAGCCGGGCTTCCCGTACTCACGATCACGATCAGCACGCGGTTCGATAGCGTGGACGATTGTTATCCATGCCCCAAGCGCCCCTTTATCGAACAATGCTTGGACATTGGGCGAACAATTTGTATAACCAAATTCTTTAACAATCGCACCGACGGTTTTTTGAAACTCTCGATACAATGTAACCACATCACCTTTCCAGTCCGTATCGATAGAATACTCGCCAATTGTGAAGGATTGCATATGGATGATATTTTTATAATCATCGGCCATGAACGAGGAAGCTGTGCCGAATACGGCGAGTTCTTCATAGATACCATGAAGCGCACGATATACATTTGACTTGGCGAATACTTCCTGAATGATCCCTGTGACCTGATTCAACCAGACTTTAACGGACTGTACTTTCATCACGTCACGATCTGCAAGCGTCAACGAGAACCAAGGTCGTGATGGTGAAGTCATGCCCGACATCATGCCAGCAACCAACACGTTCACCGCATCACCGCCCGTCGAATCATAGATAGAATTGTATCGCTTGAGTCCCCGGTTACGATCCGTTACAAAAAATCGACCATTGACGGGCAATAGATTCTGACTCAATTCCTGCCAATGTTGCCACCACGACGAGCGTTCTGTTCGAAGTTCGCCGAGCCGTCGATTTAAATCTCGAATGTCCCCCACGTTATTTACCTAACAACGTGCGTTTTTGTAACATACCGGGATCAACCGCAGCCCCTTGACCACCCGTTAACAACGTCGATTGAACTTGGCCGCCACCCTGGGCGACGTTCTGCGACGCGGTATCATTTCTGACCGCTTGTTGATCGGGAGTCTTGGCGAGCTGCGGTGGTGGGGCTGGTGGTGGTGGGTCTTTTGGGCCGCCTCCGCCACCCCAACATGAGAGGCTTACAGGTAAAATATTGAATTTATAGATACGCATTGGAAACCTCGAAACGATATTGTTTAAAAATATCACCGAATCTTAAAACGATGCACACCGGCGACGCCCTTTAACGATGTCCCTGACTGTAGACTTCGAACAACCAAACTGCGTCGCCAATTGAAAATAACTAAAATCGCCCGTCGAATAGAGTTTGTCCATTTCATGACATTGGGCGTCGGTGAGTCTTGCTTTGGGATGATCTTCGCCACTCGCATAACCACGAACCAATCGGGGCTTGAGCCATGCCGGGTTATTTATCAATGACCACCCGATTAACTTCGATCCAAATTCGGGCTTGCCGAACATAACGCGCCCATCCTCGGTGGCCGTCAAACAAGGTCGATGTAACGGAGGTGCAGAAAGTACCCACTTAACATGGCAATCATCACCAACCAGATTCGCCCAGGCATAAATGGGAACACTCGTCTCCGGTACGGACAAATGGATTTCTCCATTATCCAACATCACTATGATTTTGGAACCGGCGAGCGGTTTACGTAATCGGTATCGTTGCCAGTCAATCATAAATCACCTTCTAATTGCAAATGGATCATGTCCGCGTTGTGCGTCTGCACGATGTCGTGATGAAAAAACACTCTTAGGACTCACCGGATAAGCGAACGTCAACGCCAACGCGTCGGCACGATCCGGCGATCGTCCTATTAATTCTTTGATGTCATCCTTCGACACAAGGCGGAACTTGTCCCCTTGGAAACTGTACTCGGTAGCACACAGTTCTTCCTTAAGCTCTGAGTCATACGGTATCGAGCCACCCGACTTGATCCAGTTATGCAACTCGAAATACATTTCTGAACGCTTATTGAAATATCGCGCATCGTTTGCTTTACCGGCAAACTGTACGCCAATCGGGTCTTTACCGATTTGTCGCAACGCATCGACCACCCCAGCACCATAGCCCCCCGTTTCATCCACGAAACACGCGTCGGCATTGTGTTCTGACATTTCAATCGATACAGATTGGGCCACGAGCATGGTGTCGGGGATTCGCATTAACTTGATTGGGAACGACGCCATACCTTGACGGCGACACGTCGCACTCATATCGTCACCCTGGCGCGCCACGTCAACACCAAGGATAATAGCGGCGTGACTCTGTGTCTCCGGTGGATAGACTCGCTTCATTGCGTTATCAACGTCCTCAACTGAAAACAACGCATTGGCCGAAGCACTTGGGAATTCCCCACGAACCCGGACTTTAAAGAAATCCGAATCTTCGCCCCAATCGGCCGCCCATTCTGCAAACTTGGTTTTGTTGGTGCCCTCAACCGTTCGGGAGTCAATCTTGCGATGACGCCAACGGTGGGCAAATTTACCAAAACATTCGCGGAACATACCCACGTTACGAGTCGGGTTACCGAACGCGATCCATAATATCTCGGTGTTCTCGTCAGTTAACGCGCCTTGTGCGACTTCCCAAACCGCGTCATCGATTGCACTGGCCTCGTCGAATATGATAACGATTCTGCGCCCTTCGTTGTGTAATCCGGCAAATGCCTCGGTATTATTCTTCGACCAGGTGACAAAATTGGCGCGCCATTCCTTCGATGCTCCTCCATCTTTAACCGCGATTGATTGCGCGGATAAATCGAACCAATGGGCATTTAAAGCGAGACGGTGCCACTTGGAAATTTCAGGGGAGGTTTTCGTTAACAACTGGGCTTCGGTGTTAGCGGTAACAACAACCTTGGTGTTGGGACATGTGGACAATGCCCAATTAATCAACATGCCGAACCAGGCACTTTTTCCAATGCCGTGACCGGAAGCAATCGCGGCTTGGTAAGGTGTGAATCGAGTCGCGGGGTTCGAGAGGTGGGCGGTTATATGGGCGAATTCTTCGAACTGCCAATCACGCGGACCGTTATGATTCGCTAAGTCACCTTTGCCCCAATCGTAAGCGACATCGATCCACCCAAGCGGATCGGTCGCACAGGAAGCGGCGAGCTTGGCGATCCGATCATCAATCGATTCGTCTGGCTTTGATCGCAGCATCTAGGCGTGAACTAAGGGATTCTGAGACTTGTTTGTTGTCCGCCTCGTAGAGTCCAAGGTGTTTATCAAGGGCATTGAGTGAAGCGGTCTTATCGACGAATTTGAGCTTAGTGATCGTGTGAGTCGATTCGGTACGGGGATCATACTTGTCGATCGTTTCGTACCCGGCAATACAGGCCGCCACGTCCGGATCAAGCTCCGTTATCGGTATAGGTGTACCGTCGGAACGGAAAAACCGTCGAGGGTCCACGAACGCCAATCTCGCACGTTCTTTGAGGACTCT